GAGGTGGTATGGCTCATCACGCTCCTCGCCAATCAGAGTGTTCTCATCCACAATCTCAAGAATCCGGACAACAAAAAGGAACTGCTCACGGCAGAAGTGGTCGAACTCCTGACCTCTCCTCTTGAACTGGCAGCATACAAGAATGCCATCATGGAAGCCATGTTCAAGGGCACCAAGCGCAACGTAGAAAGCGAAACCAACTCAAAAAACGCAGTAGTCGGGTAAGTGACGAGGAACTCTTTACCCGACTGCTTTATTTCGGAACGGCACAGCTGCACATCCCGTTCGATGACGTGTGGCTGATGCCGTTCGGTTATTTGCTCGACCTTTGGGAGTGTCACCGACAGTTCACCGGCATGGCAAAACCGAAGCGCGAGGTGTACATTGACGATATAATTCCGGAGGGAATCTGATGCTCAGAAACTTACGAAATAACCTTACCTTTTATCAATGGGACGTGAACCAGCGTCTGATCTGTTCTGACACACCTGACGGTATCGAAGTCCACTTTATCGTGAATAACAGCTGTCTGGTCATGCTGACATATCTTGAGAACAAGATGTGCTATGTGGATGTTCCGAATAATGTATTTCAATCTTCCGGGTCTGTTGAAGTGTATCTTTACTTAACCGAGGGGACGGAAGGACACAGCGAACAGCGGTCAGTTCTGAAGATACTGCCCCGTACCAAACCGGAGGATTATGTATATGAAGAAACACCTGTTATCAGCTACCGGCTGCTGGCAGAGCAGATGGAGCATTCCATTCATGAAGGAAAAGACGAAATCCTTGCGGCAATTGATCAGGCAGTGTTTGACAAGCAGCTTCTTACTTCCATTCTTGCAGGAACCTGTGAATATCTGACCGGAGATGCAATAACGGCTGTTGCAGATTACATTTTCTACAACAATCTGACTCTGCGTTCCGTTGATCTGCCAAACTGCATCCATATCGGTAACCAGGCATTTTCCGGCTGTGAGAATCTGGAATCACTGAAGCTGCCGATGCTGTTCTTGACTGATTCACAGGCATTCAGTGATTGTTCTTCTCTTGTGACCGTTGATCTACCCAATCTGACCGCTGCAGGAGAACATACTTTTTCTGGATGCAGGAAACTGGTGTCAGCCTATCTTCCCGCTTTGACTACAATTCCCGTTAGTATGTTTAACCGCTGTGAAAGCCTGAAGGAATTATTTCACACAGATATCCAGAGCATCGGTTCTTACGCATTCTATAACTGCACGTCATTAGAAGAAGTCTGTTTTCCCAATATCAGTGAAATCCAGATGCGGACATTTTATTCCTGTTCGGCTCTGCATTCTGCCGATATACCGAAGGTGGAATCTATTGCAGAATATGGTTTCGGTGGGTGCAGCGGTTTGGAAACCATTCATGTACCCATGCTGAAAATCGTTGGAAATTATGCTTTTACCAACTGTGAGTCCCTGAGTCATATTGATATGGAGAATATCACTGAGGTAAACAGCAATGCTTTCTTAAACTGCACTGCTCTTACAGAAGTCGGTTTCAGGAAGATGGAAACTCTGTCCTATTACGCTTTCCAGGGGTGTACCGCTCTGAAAAAGGTATTCCTCCCTCTGTCCGTACAGCGAATACTCGCATCCGGTTACCGGAACAGTCCGTTTTATAACTGCACAAATCCCGCTCTGCGGATCTTCTGTGAAGCGGAAAGCCAACCCGCCGGATGGGGGCAGTACTGGAATTATGTGGATTCATCTGTCACAATTCCGGTAACATGGGGAGCAACCTATCAGGATTATCTTGCATACGAAAACTAACGAAATGGAGGTGGTCAGATGGCAGACGATTTCGGGCTGAAAATTGGTCTTGAGGGCGAGAAGGAGTTCAAAAAGGCTCTCGCCGACATCAATCAGTCGTTCAAAGTCCTTGGTTCCGAGATGGAACTGGTGGCATCGCAGTTTGATAAGCAGGATAAGTCTGTTGAGGCACTGACCGCCAGAAATACGGCTCTCAACAAGGAGATTGACGCGCAGAAACAGAAGATTTCCACGTTGAGCAGGCTCTGAAGAATGCCGCTGACTCCTTCGGAGAGAACGACAAACGCACGCAGAACTGGCAGATTCAGCTGAACAAGGCGAAAGCCGTGCTGAACGGTATGGAGAAGGAACTGTCCGACAACGAAAAATCCCTCGACGATCTCGCCGAAGGAATGGAGGATGCCGCCAAAGAAGCGGAAGATTTCGCCGATGAACTGAACGAAGCCGCTGACGAAGCACAGGATTCCGGCAGCAAATTCGAGAAACTCGGCTCTGTGGTCAAAGGGATCGGTGCAGCGATGGGAGCAGCCTTTGCAGCTGTGGGTACCGCCTCCGTTTCTGCCGGAAAAGCCATGGCGGATATGGCTGTGAACGCCGCCGCGTATGCGGACGAGATGATCACGCAGTCCACGGTCACGGGCATGAGTGTTGAAAACCTGCAGGCGTACGCCTATGCCGCCGATCTGGTGGATGTATCTCTGGAAACGCTCACAGGATCAATGGCGAAGAACGTAAAGTCCATGGCAAACGCTGCCGAGGGTTCCGAGAAATACGCCGAAGCCTATGAGAAACTGGGTGTTTCCATCACCAATGCGGACGGTACACTTCGGAACAGCGAGGAGGTGTACTGGGAGGTCATTGACGCTCTTGCTGGTGTGGCGAACGAAACGGAACGTGACGCCATCGCCATGCAGCTGTTCGGCAAGAGTGCGCAGGCTCTCAATCCGCTGATCGCGCAGGGTTCCGAAGGGATCGCGGCTCTGACCGAAGAAGCCAAGCAGATGGGCGCGGTGCTCAGTGAGGATAGTATTTCCAAACTCGGCGAGTTCGACGATGCCGTTCAGCGGCTGAAACAAGGTTCGGAGGCAGCACAGCGGGTTCTTGGTACCGTCCTTCTTCCGGAACTGCAGACTCTCGCGGATTCCGGTGTCCAACTGCTCGGGGAATTTACTTCGGGGATTGCAGCGGCAGGTTCGGACTTCGGAGAGATCAGTGAAGTCATCGGCAACACTGTCGGAAGCATTGTCTCGATCCTGATGGAGCAGATTCCGCAGTTTGTGCAGGTCGGCATGGAAATCGTCATGCAGCTCGGCGGAGCGATCGCGGACAACCTCCCGATGCTCGTGGAGTGTGCTTCGGAGATTATTGTCACCTTGCTTGACGGACTGATCGCCGCACTTCCCGGAATCACGGAAGCCGCTGTTCAGCTTGTGGTCATGCTTGCGGATGCCATTGTGGAGAATCTCCCCGCTCTGGTAGAGGCGGCAATCCAGATGGTTGCAACACTGGCATCCGGTATCGCCGAAGCCATGCCGGAGTTAATCCCCGCCGTGGTCGAGATGGTCACAATGGTGGTGCAGACGATCATCGACAATGTGCCGCTGCTTCTGGATGCCGCACTGGAACTTGTCCTCGGTCTGGCACAGGGGATTCTCGATTCCATTCCGCAGCTGATTGAAGCATTACCCGAACTCATCACGGCAATCGTGGAGTTTATCGTATCGGCGATTCCGCAGATCATAGAAGCCGGAATTCAGCTTCTGACCGCACTGGTCGAAGCGTTACCGGAAATCATCGAAACCATCGTGGCCGTCCTGCCGCAGATCATTGAGGGTATAGTTACAGCACTTCTGGAAGGCCTCCCTCTGATCGTGCAGGCGGGGATCGAACTGCTTGTGGCACTGATTCAGGCATTGCCGGAGATCATCGAAATGATCATCGTGGCGATTCCCGAAATCATCACAGCGATAATCAATGCGTTCGTCGAAAACATCCCTCTCATCGTCGAAACGGGCATCAAGCTGTTCACGGCGATCATTGAGAATCTGCCGCAGATCATCAGCGAAATCATCCGCGCGATTCCGCAGATCGTCACTAGCATTGTCCATGCGTTCACCGAAGGGATTCCCGATCTGGTGGACGTGGGCGTGAACATGATCAAGGGCATCGGACAAGGCATCATGAGCATGGCTTCCTGGCTGTACGATCAGGCTTCAAAACTGGTGGACAATGTGGTCAGCGGCGTGAAATCCCTGCTCGGCATTCATTCTCCGTCTACGGTATTCGCCGGGATCGGTGAGAATATGGGTGCCGGGATTGGTGTCGGTTTTGTGGATGCCATGAAACAGGTCGAGGAGGATATGCAGAAAGCCATCCCGACCGATTTCGATGTGGATGCAAGCATTGGGAACATCGAACCGGGCAGAATGGCTTCGGGTCAGGCGATTAATGTGACGATTCCGCTGACCATTGATGGAATCACGCTTGCGCGGGTACTGTCGCAGATCCAGTGGTCACAGAATGCGGTGTATGTACGGAATTTGGGGATGGGTTAAGTATTTCCGAGAGGCACTCCATCAGCAGTTTTCCATTCCACATTTCCGTTGGCACTGGCGCCTATTACAAAAGCTGCAGCACCGGACGGAGACTTGAAAAGAATATCCTTCTGGAGAATTCCGTTGTCATCAATGTCGGTAGAGTATTTCTTTCTTGAGTCTTTGACGTGATTCGGACAGGACGGAGTTTCATCCTTACAGATTTTACTTCCCGCCAACACAACAAAACCTTCTTCATTCAGAATTCCCTGAGCATCTGCTCCTCTGCGATTCAGATAGTATTTCACTACGGGAGCTTGAGTGGAATTATTTGATGTGTTTCTGGAGGTAAGCGGTTCGAAAATATTGTACCCGAGAACGCCCATGACGATTTTTGCGTACTCAATGAATTCTTCCAGTTCGCTCTCTTTTTCTTCGGTTACATTTCCCTGAGAAGGTTCATTGCCATTCTTGACGATACAGCGATGTGCTTCCATTGCCATAGTACAGAAATGATTCTCGAGATAACTGATTTCGGTCGGGCCAAAGGAATTATCGGAAGTGGTAAACACAACCGCTTCCGTCCAGTAATCTTTATCCGGATTCTGTTTATGTTCAACTAGCCGCTGATAGATTCCCTCACCGTTTTTACGAGAACCGGCTTGGCCGACGTATACAACCAGATCATCCGATATATCAGAAACTCCGAACAGAAAATATACGCCGCTTTTCTTGAAATCCGGTCGATCCTTGCATTCTTCCAGAAGAGTTCGCGGGACTTTATAGGAAATACCGGTCCAGTTGGCAAGGGTACATTTCACACGACCTTTTGCAACACCGTCCATTAAAAAATATTTTATGTTCTTGCCCATTTTGATACATCCTTATTTACAACATTTTCTGTACAAATTATATACAATATCTGCCTTTTTGTCAATATTGGAGAGGAGGTGAATCCTATAAACATACATATCTATGCGCAGAATAGTACTTTAGCGTTTATGATCCCACATGTTTTGTTAGCATCCTTGACGGATAGATTATCCGGTGAACGTACCTTATCCTTCTCAACGCTGACATCCCGTTCTGCCTCTCTCACTCCCGGAATGATTGCCGAACTCGACGGACAGTATTACAACATTGTCCGTGTATCCAAGCAAATCACAGATGGATTTCCCATAACCACAGCGGAATGCGAACACATCTCCTATCTGCTGAACGATGAGAAATACAACCTCGTTACTTTCGTTTTTGAAGGTACACCGTTAGAGGGTCTTCACGAACTTCTCGATGACACCCCATTCTCCCTTGGAGTTTGCGAGGCAACCGGACGGATCGAATGTTACTTCACCGAAGGCACGCTCAACCGCCGGAATGCGCTCATGAGGTTCATCGATGCCTGCGGATGTGAGGTAGAATACGATGGCTACAGGATCAACCTCCGCAAGCATCGCGGCAGCACAGTCCGCAAAGTTCTCATGGATGGCGAAAACGTGACCAATCTGTCCGTCACCATCGACTCACGAGAGAATATCGCGTCCTACTCGATTTCGCTGTTCAAGATGGCTGATCTGCAGGCGGGGGACGAGGTGAATATCACCTACACGCCGATGGGGATCAACGTCAACACCCGCATCGTCAGCATTACATACAATCCGTTTTACCGTTATACCGTGCAGATCGAGGTCGGCGATTATGTTCCGAATCTGATGACATCCACGGCAACGAAGCTTGACCGCATCAAGCAGGAATTCCGTGCGGCGGATGGTGAACTCCGCTCGACCATCGAAACTGTGGAAGGAGGTATGTCCGAGCTACGGCAGACGGTGTCCGGGTTCGATCTGCGTATTGCCAATGCAGAAGGAGCGGTATCGGAACTTTCACTGACGCTTGGAGGATTCGAGACACGCATCACCAATGCCGAAGGTGCTGTGGCGGATTTGTCACTTACCGTGGGCGGGTTCAGCACCAGAATCGAATCTGTGGAAGGCAATCTGGCAGATCTGTCCCTGACGGTGAACGGATTCAACACACGAATCGAGAATACCGAAGGCTCCATCTCAACCCTCTCTCAAAGCCTGACCTCCATCACCACCCGAGTGGAGAATGCGGAAGGTTCGATTTCCACGGTTTCGCAGACAGCCGACAAGGTGAACTGGCTCATTGCAAGCGGTACTTCTGCCTCCAACTTCACGATGACCGACCGTGCGGTGAGTCTCGTGGCAGACAGGATTGATCTATCCGGTTATGTTACGATTACCTCACTGAAAACTGCCGGAAGCACCACGATCAACGGTTCCAACATCACCACAGGCACGATCTCCGCTGACCGGATTGATGCCTCTACCTTGAAGGTTTCCCGTATGTATGCCGGTTCGACCGTGAATGTGGCGATCACATCCTCCGGTACGGAAACTTTGTACATCGGCGGGGACGGAACATGGAACTACAAGTATCTCAAAATCTTTGCCGACACGATCCAGTTCATGCAGTTCAGTGCGGGAAGCACGTCCATGCTCGTGATGGACATCGGAAACCAGAGTTTTCGTCCCAATGCGGACAACTTCTGGGACCTCGGCAACGTGAACTACGGTTTTGGCACGCTGTATGTGACCAATATTTCCTGCAAAGGCTCGACCGGCACCTGCGGCTCGACTTCGTATCCTTTTGCGGAAGGATTCATCAAAAAGCTGTATCTCGGGACATCCTGCTACCTTTCGGCAAGCGGATCGTCTCTTTGCGTGAACGGTACGGCGATTGGCGGGGAGAGTAAGGTTTCAAAACTTTATGTCTCGTCAACCACCCATTATGCCGAACTGAACAGCAGTTACGCTTTCCTGCCGAGTACCACGGTGTATGATTTCACGCTTGGCTCTTCCTCTTATCCTTGGAAGAAAGCCTAT